TTGGTACATCTAACTTAGGTAACATTATATTCTCGCTTTCGTTGTGTTAATAAAAAAAATAATTTAAATCGCTCTGCCAAATGGTAATAATCTTGCGCCTGCTGCCCCAAATAGTGCTGATGCAGCTGCCCCAATATCATATGCTCCATCGTAAACGGTTCTATACTTCTGATACGCAAATTGGATGCCTAGTCTGTGAAAACCATCTTCTCCCCAATTTAACGCTTGTGATGCAATTCCAATTGGAAAAGCATCAATCAATTCTACAGCATGAATCTGTTTGATAAAGTCATCATACTGTATAATTTTAATATTTGTCATGTATCTTGATTGTGCGCCTTTAGCAAATCTCATGTTGTTTGTGTCTGTAGGATGAATTGCTTCCATCCATCTTTCAAACAGTTTTCTTTCATAGAATTCATTGGTACACAAAAAAGTTAAAGTTGTATCACCATACATTGTTTGATATGGTACTTTAAAGGTTGGTCCATAAATCTTTACATCGGCTGTTTGAAATGTTTTTCCTGGTAACTCTGCCGATTCACATTGCAATGCAAGATACCTTGATATTGACGAATTTGATGTTCTCGATTGTTCATCTTGTGTACCTTGGCGCCCAAATGCAGAGTTGATTGCAGTTGAAACATCACTAAAAATAGAATTTGGAAAATTTAGAATTTTTTCCAATATTGAATTGCCAATGAAAGAATTAATGTAAGAAGGAATAGGAAGAACAACTTCAAATCTTGAAGGTTTTGCAAGTCCGTCTTTTGCTCTTACATTAGAGAGAAATAAATTTGGTGAGAATGACATTAGAATTTCTTCCGTGAATCAGAGTAAACTCTGCTTGTTTTTGCACCGACAAAACTTTCCATTGGTAACATTGCTGCGATATCCCATTCGTTTGCGGTGATTTCTAAAAATCGGGATTCTATATGAGAGAATAAATATCTCTTAATACAGGGTGTTGCTTCAAATATTTTTGAGGCAGATGATAAGAATGGATAACTTACTCTTAATCTTGAAGTCTCATCGTATTTGTCATTAGTTAAAGTATCACTTAGTTTATCTAAAAGAATTAATCTTTGTTTTGGATGAATATAGTGTAAGTTCAACCCTAGAAAACCATCGTTATATCTTTCGATTGGAATGACCAAAGGAAATCTATCATAGTATGGTAGTTTATCTTTTGTTTTTGGGTCATAGAAATAGAAATACATTCTACCAATCATTGACTTGTTTCTTAGTCTTTCTTGGTCTCGCATAAGTGCCGTTTTTGAAGGAGTTAAATCTTTAACCTTACTTCTTAACCAAGTTCTTGCAGCATTAGTCCTTGGCTGTAATCCCTCTTTTGCCAAAGATTCTTGTATTTTGTCTATTAGTTTTTTTGTCGCCATAGTCTATTTATCTCAAATGCCAATGTCTTTTTCAGTTAATACTTTGAATTGCCAACCATGTTCCTTGCAAAATAAGTCTGCGGCTCTCCACTTTTCTTGATTGATTGCGTAAGTTGCCGCCTCTTGTAAGAATCTGTTAGTCTTTCTTTTTTGCACAGGTTTGATAGTTTGTTTATACGGTTTTATCTCAATAACCACAGTAGATTCTGTACCAGTCTTTTGTTTCAATCTGACAATAAAATCGGGAAAATATCTGTGCATTTTTTGGTCGATTGGTGACTTGTATTTGATGATTAGTTCTTCAGATGCCCACCAAATAACCGATGGGTTTTCATCTAACCATTTCATCACTCTTAGTTCCCACGATGAGCGATAGACAACATTTTTACTGTCGCCTTTATATTTGTTTGGATTTTTTGGGGTAAACCACCCTTTATATGACATAAATATACTTAGTTAATTAACATTTGGAATTTATATGGCTCTCTTCGGACTCTCGGATATATCGTTTAATAAAGGCAGTTCTGCTAGGACCGGTCCTTTAGCAGATTTAGTTGACAGTCAATTTAAACAAAACACATACAGATACCCATTAGATATCGGTAATGCCGATAAAGCGCACTATATGGTTATCTATATTCGCCAGCAGAAAGCAACCGCATTTGGTGGTACAACTGTTGAAGATTCTGTATTTGACAAGTCTAGTGTCGCAAGTCAAGAGGGTGCAAAAGCACAAATTTTTGGGTCGATAAACCAAGCAACGGCCTCCGCACAAAATATGGCAAGTAATTTTGGTTCTGAGATTGTTGGCAAGATTAATAGTGGATTGGGTCAAATTAATTCTGCAACAAATGGTGCATTGAGTGGAATTACATCTGCAATTAGTAGTGCAGCTGGTGGTGCGGTAGGTGGTATTAACAATTTATTTGCTAAAGCGCATGTAACATTTGGTGGCGCTCAAGCTCAAACTCAAGCAGTAATTGATACATCTATCAAAAAAATTACAAATAAGTCTTTGTTAAAAACAACTAAGTTGACAACTGATGCTGTTGCATTGTATATGCCAGATACTTTAAATTATAGTTATCAACAAGCATATGACCAGTTAAGTTTGGGTGGTGAAATGTTGGGTCAAGTTGCTGCAGCGGCAAAATCAGCAGCTGACGAATACAAAACAGAAGGTGGTTCTGCAGCTGCTGCTTCGCTTAGAAAATCTGGTGCAAATGTTCTTGGTAAAAAACTCGCTGACACTTTGGGTAAAATTACTGGTAGTCCAGAAGCTGCAAAGATTGGATTTACTGCCGTTACTGGTAAAGTTCAGAATCCAATGCTTGAGATGATTTATAAGTCACCAAACTTCAGAACATTTCAATTTGATTTTACTTTTTATCCAAGAGATGAAAAAGAAGCATTAGAAGCACAAAGAATTATTGAACGATTGAGATTTCATCAAGCACCAGAATTGATACAAGATGCACAAGGATTTTTAGTTCCACCATCAGAGTTTGATATTAAATTCTATTATGCTGGTGCTCAAAATCCAAACATTCCACCAATTTCTACTTGTGTATTAACTTCGATGGATGTTAACTATGCACCAAATGGATTCACCGCCTATGAAGTTCCAGGTGAGAATGTTCCATCTTTGGGTAGAACAGGTATGCCAGTTGCAATTCAAGTAACACTACAATTCCAAGAAACTACATATCTTACAAAAGCAGATTTTAGAAACGATAGAAGTTCTGGTGTTCAGGCTAAGGTATAATAATGGCAAAATTTTTTAATTACTTTCCAAAAACATTATACTCTGCAAATAATAAGACAGGTGGATTAGATACTGTAACTAATATTATTGCGAGATTTGGTTTTGAATCTAAACTCAAAGAAAATAGTTCTGCTTTCTATGAGTATAATATACAAGAGTCTGACACACCGGAAATAATTGCTGGTAAATATTATGGCAATCCAGAAAGACATTGGATTGTTTTATTGTTCAATGACATTATTGACCCACAATTTGATTGGCCAATGCCATATAAAACATTCATTGATTTTGTTGATGCAAAATATACTGCAAATGGTGCTGCCAATACAACAGTTCAAACTGGACTTGCTTGGTCGATGAGTACAAATAATGTCAAATCTTATTATAAAATTATCACAAGAGTTACCTCTGATACAACACCTCAGGGAACAACAATAGAAGAAAAAATTGAAGTTGATGCTAACACTTATGCGAATGTAACAACATCTTCAACAACATATACACTTGCCGATGGTTCAAAAACAGTTCAAACAATAACAAAAGAAAAACAAACATACTATGATTATGAGATGGAAACTAATGAAGATAAAAGAACAATTAAGTTATTGAAAAAAGATTTTGTTCCTGATGTTGAAAAAGAATTTAAAAGAGTAATTAAATTATGACATTTGAAATAAAAAAATCAACGCAGTTTTCGATAAATGAATTAGTCATTGTAACAAAAAATGGAAACATTGACATATCAAATATTTTTGAAGAGTTAAATATTTTTGATTCTTTGTTTTTGCCTGTAATGAATGGTAAAATACTAATTAAAGATGCTCAAGGCCTTTCTGGTAAATTGTTTTTTGATGGTTCGGAATCAATATTGATTGACATTTCAAAAGATCCAAATTCTGATATTGCAAACTTTAAAAAAGCATTTAGAATTATAAAACAGACTGATAGAAAATCAGAAGGTTCTTCGGGTGAAATGTATATTTTACATTTTGCTTCGGATGAATTGACTTACTCTGATAGACAAAAAATCAATCAAAGTTATAGTGGAACTTATTCGTATGCCGTGCAGAAGATAATGGAAAATTATTTGAAGATACCTGCGGGTGAATCTGGTGGTGTTTATGAGAACTCATGTGGTATTAGAGACTTTCCAATTCCAAATTTAAGACCACTAGAGGCAATTGAGTGGATTGCAAAAAGAGCTGTTGACATTAATCAAGCTCCAAATTTTATGTTCTTTCAAAAAATTGTTGGTTATAACTTTGCATCACTATCAACATTATTAACACAAGAAGACTTATTAGATATTAAGTTTGAGCCAAAGAATACAAAACAAGGCAATCCATTTAGTGAGATTAGTAGTGCAAGAGCATTTGAAGTTGTTTCACAGTCTGACAGTTTCAAAAAACAAAGAGATGGTGTAAATGCTGGTCAATTTTTAGGCTTTGATCCAATCACAAGACAGATTGCCAAAAAAGAAATTAGTTTTGGTGATGTTTACACATCAATGAAAAATGCCAATGAGAATCCAGATTTCTCAGAAATTTTTGATAGAGATGGTAAACCAAATACACAAGCATTTGATTCTAAAAAATCAGTCGGCATTTTTGGTGCAGCTCAAAAGTTGAGTGAATATATTAAAAAAATGGATCCAACATCAATTTCAAAAGTTGATAATGTTGAAGATTACTTATTTCAAAGAAAAGCAATCATTTCAAATCTAATGGCAAAAAGATTAAAGATTGCAATGCCAGGAAACTTTCAATTGACTTCCGGATTCAATGTGAATGTAATGGCACCATCTCAAGGTATTAAAGAAGATGGTGATGACAATGATGATCCAAGTGTTAGTGGTAAATATTTAATTGTTGCAACCAGACACATTATTGGATTTGATAAACACGAAACTGTTATTGAAGTAGCATCTACTTCTACAAATAACGAATTTATACCATCAAGTAATCCAGAACAAACAAACGCAATTTTAGAATATACATAATATGGAAGATACAAAAGACTTTGCTGGTAAAAATGGTTTTATCTGGTGGGTTGGAATAATAGAAGACAGAAATGATCCATTGAAGATGGGTCGTTTGAGGGTCCGAGCAGTTGGTTGGCATCCAGATGATAAAATGAATTTACCAACCAGTGATTTGCCTTGGGCAACTCCAATGATTCCAACAAATAACATTAATGTATATTCACCGAGAGAAGGTGATATGGCTGTTGGTTTCTTCTCTGATGGTGAAAATGCACAAGAACCAATTGTTATGGGAATACTTCCAGGCATAGCATTAAAATCTGCTGACAGGCAAAAAGCATTTTCTGATCCTAGAAGTGATACAGAATTAAAATCTTCTCCAAGAACACCAAAAAATAAAACATATAAAACTGATGGTTCCGGAATATCAATAGAAGAAAAAACACAATCAGAATCTTATCCTAAATTCCTTGATGAACCGTCAACATCAAGAATTGCAAGAAATGATTCAGATACCATTACAAAGACTTTCATACAAGAAAGAAAGACTAATAAAGTAACTTCTGTTCCTACTGTAAAATCAACATGGAGTGAACCAGAAACTTCTTATGCTACAAAGTATCCATACAACAATGTTATGGATACAGAATCAGGGCATCTATTAGAATTCGATGATACTCCAGGTGCCGAGAGAGTCCATATTGCTCATAGAAGTGGTAGTTTTATTGAATGGTTCCCTGATGGCAGTAAAGTAGAAAAAATCACTAAAGATAATTACTCTATTGTAATGAAAGATGACAATGTTTACATTATGGGTAAATGCAACATTACTGTTCAAGGTGATGCTGAAGTTTATGTTAAAGGCAACGCAGATATGAAAGTTGATGGTAACATGGATATGAAAGTTGGTGGAAATTACTCAGCGCAAGTTGGCGGAACAACAACATGGAATTCTGGCGGAAATTATAAAGTAACAGCACCTAAGATTGACTTCAACTAATGGCAACAGCATCACCAACAACTCTACCAAATGTGGATGTAGAGGTCAATTTCACAGATGTTATTACGGTAACTTTTGATGATTTGGCAAATGGAAATTTAATTTCAGTATCGGCAGATTTAAACGATTTTGGAGTTGCCATCAGTAATACTATAAACACAGTAACAGTTACAGGTAAGTATAGTATAAACATATTTGATAACAAATCAATTAGGCACATTACCAGAGGGTCATCTGACAAAATTGAACAGTATCAAGTAGCACAAAATTTTAGCGAGTTGAACGCATCCAGACAGGTCTACAACTTCTCGCCTGACCCTAGGAATAGTGTCATAGTCACTTACACAATTTCGACAACGGAAGGTGATTTAACTTTGACTAAAACGGTATTCAATGAATATTCAGCTGGCAGAGATGCCTTGAAGGCTTTTGTATAATGCCAGCTGTAACAAGATTGGGCGACAAATGCACCGGCCATGGATGTTTTCCACCAAGAGCCAACGATGGTGCTTCAGGTGATGTTTTTGTTAATGGTATAGGAGTTCACAGAGTTGGTGACCATTGGGTTACACATTGTTGTGGGCCATCGTGCCATGATTCCACGGCAGCTAGTGGTTCAGGTACAGTTTTTGCAAATGGAAAAGCAGTAATGAGAATAGGAGACTCTGTGGCATGTGGTTCAGCTGTTGCACAAGGGTCAGGAAATGTTTTTGCAGGCTAGATAAATAGAACATGGCTCAAGTAGATATACAATCATCCCGCAGTTTTAGAGACTTGGATTTGAATTTTACCATTCATCCAGTCCGTAGAGATATCAATACTCACAAGAATGAGTATGCTATCATCAATTCGGTTAAGAATTTAATTCTTACCAATCACTACGAAAGGCCATTTAGGCCACAAATTGGCAGTAGTATTCGCAGACTTTTGTTTGAGAATATTGACACAATCATAGCAGCACAATTAGAAAGAGCAGTTGTAGAGACAATTGAAAACTTTGAGCCAAGAGCTCAAGTAAATCAAATTAATGCAATTGCCGATCCAGACAATAATGGGTATAAACTAAGACTTGAATTCTTTGTTATTAATAGTGTAAACCCAATCACAATTAATTTTTTCCTAGAACGGATTAGATAATATGGCAGACCGTTTACAAGTTACCGAACTTGATTTTGATACAATCAAGAATAATTTAAAAGCATTTTTAAATCAACAATCTGAATTTACAGACTATGACTTTGAAGGTTCTGGTCTGAATATTCTATTGGATATTCTTGCTTACAATACCCATTACAATGCCTACTATCTAAACATGGTTGCTAATGAATCATTTTTAGATACTGCTATATTAAGAGATTCTGTTATCTCTCATGCTAAGACTTTAGGTTATACACCACATTCAACAAGAGCATCTGTTGCAACAATTAATTTTACGGCAAACTCAGCAACATCAACAAGTGGAACATTAACATTACCAGCTGGATTTGGTTTCTTGTCAAACCAAATTGATAGTAAACCATATAACTTTGTTGTATTAGAAGATACAACTGTAACTAAATCAAATTCAACTTATTATTTTGAAAATTTAGAAATCTATGAGGGTCAATTAACCACTTATAGATTTACTCACAACTCTGCATCAAATCCAAAACAAGTATTTACTTTGCCTGATGCAAACATTGATACAACAACTATTAAAGTTCAAGTTGCGTCATCCTCTGGAAATACACAACTTACAGTTTACAATTCAGTTTCTGATATCTTGGATGTTGGTGTCAGTTCAGAAGTTTATTATCTACAAGAAAACAAGTCTGGTAAATATCAAATCTACTTTGGTAATAATGTAGTTGGTAAATCATTACCTGATGGTGCAATAGT